TTGTATCCGATTAGATATAGAGTGGACGTGTCGTGGATACGATTATCCCGACTATGTAGTGGAGTGGATCAAAAATGATGAAACGAACTGGACAAAAATAAATGATGACAATGGTGGAACATATGAGTATTTTGCCAGGATTAATGAGAGGAAATAAATGACAATAAAAATGAACATAAAAATAAAATAAATATAATTGAAGTTGTAAATATTAGAATTAAATAATGAACCTATTTTTTATTTGATTTATTTTTATTGGCGTGCTTTGCTCCGATGTGAATCTGGAGCTGCTTCTCGCTGGTGAACGTAGATTTGTTGCAATGAGGGCAGACAGCGTTATTGCGTGATGCGGTCTTGGCGTGCTTCTCTGATTTCCGTTTGGCTGTTTCTAGCTCCTTGTTTTTGCGCTTTGTTTCGGCGCGTTTAGATTCGCTGTGATTGAATATTATTTGTCTGTGTAACTTCATAAAGGAGCTGTTGCGTCGCTGGAGGAGATACCAGTTATTCCCGTGTTCTTCAAGAAATTCCGAGAACGTGTTTATTTTTTTACTGGGAAGTATATTTTGTGGCATTGGATAGCCGCGCGCTTCCAATGAGAGGGATACTGCGTAATCCAGATTTGTCACGAGCATACCCGTCGTTCTACAGAACGGGCATCGGAAGCTGATGTTGTTATCTGTCATTCTCTCATAGCAGGTGTGACATACACCATGTCCACAGACGAAAAGCTCCATTTGGGCGTGTTTCGGGTGTTGTTTCTGTGGAATACTGTTGCTGAACCATGCCTTCGAAAAGCATATTCCACACTCGTTTGTGCCCGAAGTAATACCGCAATGCTCGTTGGCAAATGAAGCCATGATTGATTAATCTTGTTGAAATAATAAAATCATACTATCATATTATTTCAATTTTACAATATATTACAGAGTTATCATTGGCGTACATGATAACACTATACTTTCAATGTATTGTTTACACACGTAACTTGCCGCCTAACACAACGCTTAGAACAACAACTAAGGCAACGATCACACTACTCATTACGGGCATGTGCTTGTGATGAAGCAACATCACCATAAATCGTTCTTTTAAATTGAGATTATCATCTTTGATGCAAGCGTTTATTTCTGTTTCTGTTGCAAACGGAGCGACTAGAAGTGGGAGAACAACGTTAAGAATAACGGCAACAAGAGCAGCTTTTACAATCAATTTCATTATAACATAAAGAGAGAGAAAAATATCTTAACATTTAGCATTTCACCAAAATCAAAACAGATTTTTTTTATACAGCAACTGCTTGTCATTGCACTTTGACATCACGGGGGGGTCTATCGGGGTTACAAGTGTGCTGGCATCACGTTTATACTTCATGTAACCCTCGGCTTCTCCATATACCTGGTGCACCGCGTATTCTAGGACCAACTTGTTTAGCACGTCAATTTGAAAGGGGATATTTTCAGGCGTGTTTTTGGCATTTTGGAGAAAAATGCTCCGCATGATAATCTTTAGTTCATCGCTGTTCTGGTTTCCAATTAAGTACTGTTGATTCGAACGGTTATACACACCAACACGAATGCCATTTTGTAGAGCCTGAATGTTCTCGCGCGAGAAGAAAGCGGTTGATAAAGGGGTATTATTCCAATTTCCGGTCATCGCATCCCTGTAGGATGACATTTGATTTACTGGAATTCGGTCGCTTAGTGCGAATACAGCTGATGTGTTCTCACCCATAATATTTACACGCCCATTGTTTGGCTGACTATTCATTATATAAATATCATTCATAAAAAATATGTAATATTATTTATATATACAATGAGTTACGGATTTAAAAGAACAGTAATGACGATTTCGATAATATTTCTTGTATTAGCACTTATCCTTATCGGCATTGCCTTATACCGACAAAATCATGGCAACAACATATTGTTTCCTCCGGTAATTTCTGATTGTCCGGATTATTGGGAGAATAATTCTACCGAAAACCAAACCATTTGCAGTAATGTCAAAAACTTGGGAATTTGTTCGGGAACACACAATTTTTCACATTCAAAATTTCTTGGGAACTCTGAACTCTGTAACAAACAAAAATGGGCTAAAGATTGTGGTGTAGTATGGGATGGTATCACGAATAATAGTGAGGCATGTAAGGGATTTGACTATCCCTTAAAATTAATGTAAATATTTAATATATGAATTATGATACATATACAAATTGCCTTCCAATTGAAATAAACGATTATATTTTTGAATTTATTCCGCCATTAGCACTTACTCTTTTGAGCAAAATACTTTACGTGGAACACAGGCATTGTATAAGGAACCATATACCGGTTTTAAATTATTCTGGATACGTTCGCCATGTTGTAAGAAAAGATTACGACTTTATTTTTTATTTTTTACTAAATGCTAATTTCTTGCGATGGCAAAATATGAAAAGATATAAATACAAGAATTATATTTTCAGTGACTACATATCCTACATTATGTATCTATCGCATGAACATGAGTCGTCTAAAGTCAAAACACTAATTATAGAGCATCAAAATAAGGACGGAAAAAAAAGACATAAAAACGCACGGGTAAGAAGTAACACATGGAGCAACTGAATTTCAAGGAAATTTTAGACCGCAAAGATATTGCGAGCGATATCAAAAATGTGTTAGAAAACTTCGAAAAAACGAAGAAGGACTTACTGAAGAAACGCGGAATCTATATTTATGGTGCACCAGGTAGCGGAAAAACGACGTTTGTGATGCGATTGTTGAAGGAATCAGGATATGATATAATAAGATATGACGCTGGGGATATTCGGAACAAAACTATAATCGAGACGATTGCAAAAAACAATATGGCGGAGAAGAACATCGTGAGTTTGTTCCAGAAAAAAGCGCAGCCCATTGCAATTGTCATGGACGAAATCGATGGCATGAATAATGGCGATAAGGGTGGTATCAACGCACTCATCCGATTGATACGTCCCAAAAAAACCAAGAAACAGCGTTTAGAGGAGACTACATTTAGTCCCGTAATCTGTATCAGCAATTATCATGTCGACAAGAAAATAAAAGAATTGATGAAAGTCTGTTATACGTTTGAACTGAAAACACCAACAACCGCTCAAATATCGAAAATATTGTGTCACGCGATGCCCGAGCTTGACGAAACATTAATGACAAGTGTCCGCGATTTTGTGCAGGGTGATCTCAGAAAGCTTGAGGATATACATCGAATTCACAAGAATCAGCGTAGCATTCTTAAAAATGAAATTATCCAAAATATTTTGAAGCCGAAGTCCTACAGTGAGGATACGAAAGAAATTACACGGAAACTTTTGAACAACGAATATTCAATATCGGAACATTTGACATTGATGAATGAAACAGACCGAACGATTGTTGGTCTCCTTTGGCACGAAAACGTAGTGGATATTTTGGAACACGAAGAAAAATCCGTGTCTTTTCCATTGTATCAGCAGGTTATTGATAATGTATGTTTTGCCGACTACATTGACCGGATTACATTTCAAAAGCAGATCTGGCAATTCAACGAGATGAGTTCCCTTATGAAGACGTTTCATACGAATCATATGTTTCACCAGAGGTTACCAAACGCGACGTTCAATTCATCCGAAGTTCGTTTTACAAAAGTGTTGACTAAGTATAGTACGGAGTACAACAACTCGATTTTTATCAATGAATTATGTCAGCAATTGGGTTTGGACAAAAAAGACATGCTAGCGTTTTTTATGAAAGCACGCGAGACTATGACCGATGAAGAGATCTACACCATTCTAGAACCAAATGACATCAGTAAATTAGATATTAATCGTATTTACAGATACTTGGAAAAATATGCTCCAAAACCTGATCCTGCCCCTAAGGAGGAGGCAACGGGAACTTCGAACGAGTCGGGTTAGTCAGGAGCATCTAAATTCAACATCTTTTCATTTACTTTGAGAAGCACACGATGCAATCTTCTTATTTCATTATCTTTATCTTGTTCGGAGAGACCGGTAGAATACCCATTTTCGTATGGTTTCACGCTGATGCCATCTCCGTCAAGAACACCATTATTATTCACATTATTTTCATTTTTCGCAATAATGTGTTTCATTTTTTCTATCTCAGCCCCTTTTCTGTTTACTTCCTCCAATAGATTTTTAATATCAAATTGTTGTTTTCTAAGTAGGGAAACGACATCATCTTTGGATAACTCTTTGTTCGTCCCGTCGCTATTAGTAATGGTAATGCCTATATGGGTAGATAACTTCGTTGCGATTTCTTCTGCGCTCTTGCGTCTAGAACGTTCGATTTCGATGATTTGTGCCAACACATCTGGTTTCATAGCTGGTTTTCCCGGTGTGTAAGTGGAGAGAAGAGAATCGATTTCTTTCGTGTAAAAATCGCGCAAATCACTCTCTAATATAAACTTGTCCACATTTTCTTCAATGGGTTTGCAAAATTTGTTACCCATATTTTCCTCTAGTAAAATACGCTTGTCAAATGTGTTGTGTTCGTGTGAAAATACAATAATGGTTTTCATGGGGTCTAATTGGACAAACGGAATCGTGTAGTTTTTAAGAAACTTTCTCTCCTCCGCCAGTGCCGCCGTTTCATCATAAGAAGATTGTTCTAGAAGCTCCTTCTTGAACGCAAACGTGCCGGCCGTGGCGTGATTTGGTCCATAAGGTCCAAACTGATACATTTGTTGGACATGTTTGAAATAGATATATATTGCGCTGCTTCCAGCACAAAGGGCGTTTGGATTCGCTAACAATGTTTCGACCGAGTGGGATACACGCTCTGGCGGGTAATAATCGTCATCGTCCATGTATACGAGAATGTCACCCTTGGCTTTTGAATGCATAAGATTGCGCTTCTTTCCAAGCACCATTTTATCGTCGTATTTGAAATAACGAACCTGGGGGACGTGCTTCACCAGGTCTTTGATTTTGTCGGTTCCATCGTCGATAATAATCCATTCCATCCGGTCCTTCGGGTAGGTCTGATGCTCGAAACATTTTATCATGGCCGGAATAAAAGGTCGCCGATTGAAGGTTGGTGTGCAAATACTTACAAATGGCTTGATTTCATCATGATTGGGATTTAGGCTGCTTGACTCATTGACATTTTTTTTAATTTTGCCAGAAGCATTTTCTATCTTCTTGCCGGTAATCGTATTTTTATTTCTATATTTTTTTTTACCCATAATATTAACTTACTAATGATTATATTTATACGTATTTTTTAACATTAACACTTACTGATGAATGATGAATGTTTCGCACAATAAATTCCTAAAAAGGTCGCACGAGATTATTTCTATACAAAGATATACATAATAAAACAACAAAGGAAATACCATATCTGACTATATTACATCTTATTATTTCAGCACCGAATTGAGCAAACTCTCCCGACCAACAAAAAGCGAATAATGTTTTGAAAAACATGAATATGGCCAGTATCGGACATAAAATTATGAATAGTAGTGGAAATGAAAAGAGGGCAATAAGAATCGCTATAAAATCGTCAGTAGGATTTATTTCAGCCGTTCTAAATAAAAATGAACCTATTAACAGAACCCATAAAATAATGAGTATAACAAGTGGCTTCGTTCTACATACAATAACAAAAAGCGCAGCAAACAACATTGCAAATTGATCCCATTTGTTCTCTTTATCCTTAAATATATCTAAGATTCTTCTGAGTGAACAGAAAATTTGTTTATACACTTGGTTTGTAGAATTATCATACCATTTCTGAAGGGCATTGTCTTCATTGGATTCAGCACAGTCATCCTCATATGTTCCTTCTTCAAATAACTTTCGCAAATACTCTACAAAACTCGCCGAATAATTTTGCTTCCTGTAATCATCACTACATTTATACTTAGATGGATTACCTGGAAACTTTTTTTTCATTTGGTCCAATATGGATGTGTTCAAAAGAGGTTTTTTGGATTTAGGAAAAACATAGTCAATTAGATCGAATTTTTTTTTTCCTTTACCGAGACTAGATATTTTATTTAACATACTTTGATTTGCCGAGGGGTCAAAATCACCCAGTTTTGAAAAATATATTAATTTTGCTCCTATGAAAAATATAAACAGGCAAGCGATAAAATCGTAAATAAAACCATTCCAATTTGGTTCGTTATCATTCGACTCGTATTCTGACCTTTCGTTTTTTTTATCTTGAATCGCGTCGGAATCTTTATTTTTCTTCCTAGATTTATTCCGCGTATGCGTATTATAGATAGTAGCCATAGCCATAACATTACCGGAGGATGCCATATGTATATATATATATATATGACTTGATATTAAAATCACGATGCATGGATTATAAATACTAATTCATAATACTTACCTGATTATTTACATATTTTACCAGCGTGCTGGCCAAAACCTCTATATTCACTCGGAGTCTTTTAAACAAAAACCGAATTACAAATATACTAACTATCATCGGGCATACATAAGCGAAGCATTTCCAGATGTGAAGGAAAGCACATTATATCTTTCTTCCAATACGGTTAGATCATAACTGTATTCATACATATCCCAAATTGATTTGTTAATTCCAACAAGGTTCCCTTCGCTATCGCATACCGTCAATGTCTCTGCTTCGTTGTTGAGAAGAGGTGGTAGGACGTTTATTTCAAATTCAATATCTTTGAACTTGCTCAAATTGATAGCGCCCGTCGGTTGGAAATCAGTTGGATCCGTGCGAAGTCCAAAATTATAAAAGTATTGTCCGTCAGGTCCATTTCCAGAAGTTCGTGTATATTTCTCTATATAATTCAAAACACCTGCGTCAAGAACAGTCTCGCGATATTTACCGTCAAACAATAGCGCCCAAGA